TTCCCTCATTTGGAACGTCATATGATGGAGCAAACTTATCAAGTGAAAGTAGGAAAAACTGATATTAGTGAAGATGATTTACTAGATCCCTTGGGTCAACAAGAAATAAAAATTGTTCCTGTAGCTGTAGGTGCATTTAAAGGTCTTGGTAAAATCTTAACAGGAGTTGCAATCGTAGCAACAGTAGGACTTACTGGTGGTTTTGGTACCTTTGCAGCAGCAGGAGGGGGTTTTTCTGGTTTAACTTTTTCAGCAGGAGCAGGAGCAGGATTAGGTGCTAGTTTAGCAGCAGCAGCAGGAAACTTTGGTATCTATTTGGCATTATCAGGTGCAGCAGAGATGCTTACCCCTGTCCCCAAACCTCCTGGAGTATCAGACGATCCACAAAGTCAAAACTTTTCATTCAGTGGTGTGCAGAACACATCAAGAGCAGGAACAGCATTACCTATAATTTATGGAGAAATTTTTGCTGGATCGCTGGTGGTGTCAGCAGGAATTGATACAGTACAGATAAAAGGTACAGCATAAATGGGAATTGTTAATCGCTCGGAAGATGATGTAGTAGTAGATTCTACGCTGCCTTCCAATGCCTTATCCAGTAAACAATTTGCAACCATTGTTGATGTTTTAAGTGAAGGAGAAATTGAAGGCTTTCCATCAGCAGCAGGATTTACTAAAGGAACAGTAAATTATAATAACGCAGCATTAAAAGATATTTATTTAGGAAAAACTCCAGTATTAAGAGCTAATGCTGATGTAACTAATCTTCAAGAAACAGACTTTAATTTTCAAAATGTAGAATTTGAACCTCGATTTGGAACTAATAATCAAACTTTTATCTCTGGGATTTCAAATATCGAGACAGAAACAAATGTTGGAGTAAAGGTAGAAAAAGGAACACCAGTATCAAGGCAAATAACTAATTCAAATGTAAACGCTGTACGAGTTACTGTTAAATTTAATTCTTTACAGAAGTTTGAATCAAATGGAGATATAAATGGTACGTCAGTAAGGTTAAAAATAAGTATTCTTCAAGGCAATGGAACGACAAGTACTCCGATAGATGACACGATAACAGGAAGAAGTTCCTCCGCATATGCAAGAGATTATAGAGTTAATTTACTTGATGCTAATACTGGAACTCCTAGTACCTTTCCTATAACAATAACTGTCGAAAGAGTAACGGATGATGCTGAAGATCCTACTAAATTAAGAGATGAGTTTATTTTCTCATCATTTACCGAAATTATTGATGAGCAAAGACCTTATCCTGATATAGCCCATGTAGCTTTAAGATTTGATTCTGAACAATTTTCATCTATCCCAGGGCGAATGTATAAAGTTCGTGGGGTAAAGATAAAGATACCTCATAATGGAACTGTAGATGCAGCAACAGGAAGAATAACTTACTCAGGTACTTTTAATGGAGCACTTACTACAACTAAGGTCTGGTGTTCAGATCCAGCTTGGATTTTATTTGATCTTTTGACAAATACTAGATATGGATTAGGAGATCATATAACAGAAACACAATTAGATAAATTTGCTTTTTATAGTGCCTCTGTTTATTGCTCTACTCTGGTAGATGATGGATTTGGAGGGCAAGAACCTAGATTTAGCTGCAATACTATTTTGCAAACAAGACAGGATGCTTATGAAGTTATAAATGCGTTGACTTCAGTAATGAGAGCCATTACTTTTTGGAACGCAGGATCACTAACACTTTCTCAAGATAGACCTACAGATCCTAGTTATTTATTTAATTTATCAAATGTAACAGAACAAGGTTTTACTTACTCTGGAACAAGCTTAAAAGCACGATCCACAATGATTTCTGTGTCCTATTTTGACATGGAAAATCAGGAGTTAGATTTTGAAACTGTAGAAGATACAACAGCAAAAACAAAATATGGAGCTTTGCATAAGAAGGTAACTGGTTTTGCTTGTACTTCAAGAGGTCAGGCAGCAAGATTAGGCAGATTTATGCTATTTGAAGAGCAAAATTCTACAGAAACAATTAGTTTTACAACGGGAATAGCAGAAGGAGTTATTGTTAGGCCAGGGCAAGTCATAGAAGTAAGCGATCCAGTAAGAGCAGGAGCAAGACGAGGAGGAAGAATTAAATCAGCAACAACTACAGCAATAACTGTAGATGATACGGCAGATACGGATTTGGATGCGACTAATAGTCCTACACTTAGCGTTATTTTGTCCGATGGATCGGTAGAAACTAAAGATGTAAGTGGTATTAGTGGTGCAGTAATAACTGTTTCATCTGCTTTTTCATCTGCTCCAAATGCAAATAGTATTTGGATTTTACAGAATACAACTTTACAAACCACAACATGGAGAATTATTAGTGTAACTGAATCTGAGGATAATTATGCAATTGTTGGTGTTGCCTATAACGTAGGAAAGTTTGCATTTATTGAAGATGGATCAGACTTACCTATTAGAAATGTATCTATTCTTAATGAATTAAAAGATGCTCCTGCTAATTTAAGTGCTGCACAACAATTTTATGTAGAGGATCAAAAAGCAAAAGTAAAAATTATTTTAGATTTTGAAGGTGTTGCAGGTGTTAATCAGTATAAAGTTCAATATCGTAAAGATAATGGAAACTTTACAACCGCTACTATCAATAGAACTGATTTTGAAATATTTGATGCAAGTCAAGGTTTATATGAATTTAGAGTGTTTAGTTTGAATGTAGCAGGAGAAGCATCAGCAGATCCAACTACATTATCTTTTAATGCCGTTGGAAAGACTGCAAGACCAGAAGATCCCACAGGTTTAACATCTGAACCTATTTCTGACAGATTTATTAAATTACGTTTTAATCCATCTAATTCTGTAGATGTTACTCACGGAGGAAACGTAGTAGTGAGACATACTACAGATACTTCGACAAGTTCTACTTTTCAAAATTCTATTGAAATAATTCCACGATTACCAGGAAACATCAGTGAAACGCTTGTGCCAGCACTTTCGGGAACTTACAGCATCAAATTTCTTGACGATACTGGAAATTTTTCTCTTAATGCAGCAAAAATTATTGTAACTAAACCCGACCCACAGCCAAATCAAATAGTTACAACAAAAAGAGAAGATCAAACAAGTCCACCTTTCAATGGCACAAGAGTAAGAACTGTATTTAGTGATGAATTTAATGGCTTGGTTTTAGATGGAACACAATTTTTTGATAATGTACCAGATGTCGGAGCAAATGCTAGTTCGGGGATTGCTAATTTTGATTTTTTATCAGGAGGTATTGCGTCTTCGGGTTTTTACACATTTGTTGATGATTTAGATTTAGGAGCAGCTTTTAATTTATCTCTTGAAAGGCATTTTAAAACAGCAGCTATTGTTATTTCTGATTTATGGGATTCAAGATTAACACTTGTAAATGATATGCCAGATTGGGATGGTACTTTAGCGGAAAACGTTGGAGCTAGATTGCAAGTAGCTACTTGTCAAGGTGTACCTACTTCATCGTTAGTATCTTCTTATAGTCAAGCAAAAGATCTAGTAACAATAACTAGATCATCGCATGGAGCATCTGTAAACGATCAAGTTTTGGTTGACTTTACAGGTGGAAATGCAACGGATGGGTTTTTAAAAGTCGCATCTATTACTAATGCAAATATCTTTGTTGCAGAAGCAGTTCGTGTATTAGCAGAGTATGAAGTTGTAAATGCCTCTACTGGTGAAATACGCTTTTTTACAGTAGGAAATCATGGTGGATTAGTTGTAGGTGATACAGTGAATTTAAGAGTTTTGACAGGTGAATTAGTTTCTGGTGAATATGTTGTAGGCAATTTGTTCCCACTGAATACAGTTCAGATAACTACTTCATCTAATAGAACAATTACATCTGGAACGGTTGAATTTATAAAAGTAAAAGACAGTTCTGGTAATAATGTTACAACAAGTGGAAGTTGCAATATATCAAGTGCTTTTAGTCCTTTTAATACATTTGCTAACGGAGAATATACTGCTAGAGGGTTTAGATTTAGAGCCGATATATTTTCAAATGATCCTGATGAAAATATAGAAATTGATGAATTAGGCTATACAGCAAGTATGAAAAGAAGGACTGAAACTGTTAATACTGCAATAGCAAGTGAATGTTCAACAAATAATTCTGCAAAAACAGTAACTTTTATAAATTCTTTTTATACAGGCACTTCTGAATTAAATTCATCAAATTCTGCATTTTTACCGACAATAGGAATAACTCTTGAAGGTGCTGTTTCTGGAGACTATTTCAAAATAACATCTATTACAGGCACACAGTTTACTATAGAAACAAGAGATGTAAATAATAATTTTAAAAATTTAAGTTTTAAATATACTGCTGTAGGATTTGGTAAAGGTGTTTAAATTTTGTTAATAAGCTATCCTATAATTATATAAAAACCTGATGCAATGACTAATCAAAATGATTTTGTAATAGATAATGGAACAGGTTTTGCCGTGAGGCAAGACATACAAGATGCTTTGCAAGCTTTAGCTGGAAATAATAGCGGTAACTCAGAGCCTTCAGTTAAGTACGCTTATCAGTGGTGGGCTGATACTAATTCAAACATTTTAAAAATAAGAAATTCTGGTAATACTGCTTGGATAAATTTATTTCAATTAGATGGAACATATCTTATTGAAGATGGCTCAAATTCCGCTCCAGGACTAGCGTTTCGTGACGATTTGGACACAGGAATTTTTTCAAGTTCTGCTAATACCTTTTGTGTTGCAACTGCTGGTGTTCTAAGAATGGAGTTAGGAACAGCATCAACTAATTTTAATGATAATGGATTGGATGTAGATTTCAGAATTGAAAGCGATGGCAAAACACATATGTTTTTTATAGATGGTGGAAATAATCGTCTTGGTGTTGGCTGTTCTTCACCTGATAGCATATTCGTAGTACAAGATTCAGCCCATACAAATATTCAAGTTTGGTCTGGTAGTGCAAGCACCAAAGGATTTATACAAACTGTTCAAGATAGTGATCTTCGTATTGGTGCAAGTACAGATCACCCTGTTACCTTTCATCAAGGTGGTTTAGAGCGTTTTAGGTATGATACAAGTGGAAGATTTTATATAGGAACTTCCGCTAATACTTTCACAGGAGTAGGATCATCTAGATTACAAATATCAGGAACTGGTGCAGATACCGCAGGTGCAGCACTAATAAGAACGAGTGATGATGGCGGTGGAGCGTTCCTTCAATTTGTAAAAAATAGAAATGCAGCAACACAAGCAAACGATACTGTTGGTGCAATTGCTTTTATGGGACATGATGGTACAGATACAGAAAGTTACTTTGCAATGATTGACTGTAAAGCTACCGCAACTGCTACAAATAATAATACAAAAGGGAAAATAGCTTTTCATACATCTAATGGCAGTAGTATAACTTCAGAAAGATTAAGAATAGAGCCTGCTGGTGCTTTAACATTTGTTGGTGCGTCAACAAGGGCTGGCAATACCAATGGTATTTGTAGTAGCAGTAATAACAGTATTGATATAAATTACACAGAATATTTCTATTTAAGAAGGGGTAATTCTACTGAAACTTTAAGAGCCGAGAGTACAGGTAAAGTGGGCATCGGTACTACAAGCTTAAATGCACGATTTACTGTGGCTGTAAGTGCTGCTGTATTAGTTCCAGTGGACGTTAACGACACAAGTAATACTTCAACCCTCACACATAGAATTCGTTTTCTAACAGGAGGAACAGAAGTTGGAAGAATTAGATCCTCAAGTAATGCCACTGTTTATGATACAAGTGCTTCAGATAAAACACTAAAAAAGAATTTTGAAGATTGGACTGAAAACACTTTAGATTTATTTAAAAATATTAATCCACAAAAATTTAATTTTATACAGGAAGATGATGGGACAACAAAATCAAAAGGTTTTATTGCTCAAGAAATGGTAGACAGTTTTCCAGAAGCCTATTCAAAAGAAGATAAAAAAGATTCTAAATATTATTTCAACCCATCTGGAATGGTTGTTTATTTAATGAAAGCTATACAAGAACTAGAGGCAAAAGTTGCAGCATTAGAAGCTGCTTAGTAAAATTGGATAAATTAAATTAATTTTATGACAACACCACAAGAACTCTATGACGAAACAAAAACTCGTCTTGATTTAAACATTGCAAAAGCACAAATGTTAGAAAGAGAAATACAAGAAAAAGTTGCAGAAAAAAATAAATTGATGCAACCAATAATGGAAGATCAAGGTGCATTAAAACAGTTGGAAAAGCTTAGTGACGTTGTACAAACTGTAGAATCAAAGTAAAATAAAGTTAAACACTAATTATCATGGCTGTTACTTGGAATATTGTCGCTTTAGATGCAACAAAAAATGTAGGTAGTTTATCTGATGTGGTTACAACTGTTCATTGGACAGCTAGTGACTCTGAAACTGAAGGTAGTGGTGACTCTGCTGTAGTTCATTATGGTGATGACTATGGTGCTGTGGTACTTGCCGAAGCTGACCCTGGATCGTTTACTGCTTATGCAGATATAACAAAAGATAATGCCATTGCATGGGTAAAAGCTGCACTAGGTTCTGATGAAGTAACAGCTATTGAAACAAGAATTGCTGCACAGATAACAGAATCCAAAACACCTACTGTGACTTCTGGTGTACCTTGGTAGATAGAATAGAAAGCCCTACATAAAGTGGTGCTAATGCACAGATTCCGCAGAAAGTTATAATAGTTACAGGTACTAATGCTTTTACGAAGGCTTCTTTAATCATGTTTCAAAAAATTGCTAATGTTTTGAGTATCATCTCATTTGTAATGGTAACCTCTGTGATTGGTGGAGGGTACTTTGGATATAAATATGTAACATCAGAGCAGTTCCAAACAAAGATGATGAATAAAGTTCTTGGAAGTGTACAAGGAATGATGCCTAAAGTATTAGAAAAAGGATTACCCGATCTTACAGGCCCATCTTTACCCATGCCGCCAACAATGAGTAAATCAAAAATATGAATGCGACTGATTGTTTTTCAGAAGTAAAAACAAAGTCGAATGAATTAGTGCTATATCTTGAAAATTTAGTATTTTCTGAGAATCTATCTTGGCATGAACATTTTGGATTTGATGTGATTTTTCTTGATAGTTCTTGGATTCAAAAAGAATTAGCCTTAAAAGAAATTAATGAACTCCATCCAATTAAACAAATAGGTTTATTAAAAGTTTCAAATAACTCTTGTTATCATTGGCACGTTGACGGTTTTAGGCAATCTTGTATTAATAGTTTAATTAGCAAAGACCATTATAGTCATACGCTCTTTGGAAAATATAGAGATGAATTTTATCATGATAATATTATTGAACTAAAATATAAACCTTATACATATTATTTATTTAATAACCAAAAGGAGCATACAGTATTAAACTTAGATAATAAAGATCGTTATGTATTCTCTCTTTATTTTGAAGAAGAAACGTCTTATGAAATTTTAAGAGAAAAATTAAAGGGTATTTTAATTAACACATGAATTGCTGGCATTGCAAAACTGAACTTATTTGGGGTGGAGACATTGATATAGATGAGTCTATGCCAACTTATCCTGAGTATTCAGTTATGACTAATTTATCTTGCCCTAAATGCTTTTCAGAGGTAGAAGTGTTAAAGAAAAGAGATGCCTACGATTGAAATACCTGATATTCAAATTCGTGAGATATATATTCCAGACGTCCCAGAAATATATAGTCCTCATTATATTGAGATAGCAAAACCACCTGAGATTGATGTTCCTGGTTGTACCTATCAACATCGTGATATAAAAAATACTGGTAATCGTAATTTATTATTGGAAGATCCAAATGGTGTATTTACAACGTGTGATTTTCCGTTTCCTAGTTTTGTTCCTCTTGACTATACACCTGAGAACCTTGTCATTACAGAAGAAGTACCTGTCACTAATGAAACCCCACCCCTACCAGAAACAAAGCAACCAGAGATACCAGAAATACCAAAAGATAAAGATATTGAACTAGAACCCTGTCCTGGTAAAAATAATCAGAGAGTTGGAGATTTTCGTAACGAAAAACGTTTGGAACGTGTCACGGGCCATAAAAGAGGGGAAGATGGGATTGAATGTATAACTCTCTATGAAAGTGTTCCGTTTAAA